TTCGCCAAGTCCTGATACACTAATACCTAGGGGAAAGGAGACTCCGGTTAACCGCCGGGGTCTTTTTTATTACATGGGCGCTACACTAATCTCATACATCTCAATTAGTGATGCCCGCTTCTACTTTGCGTGCAATTGACCGCCTGCGTAAGGCAGCAAATCTGGAGCCCGTAAAAAAGACCGTTGAACTTTCCGATGGCACGTCATTTGAGTTGTACACAACGCCATTGACAATGGCCGAGCGTGAACGCGCCCAACGCAACGCCAAGTCTGACGACGCCAACGCTTTTGCGCTCCAGCTGCTGATTGCCAAAGCCCAAGATTCCAACGGCCAAAAGATGTTCAGCGCAGGCGAAATCGACGTCCTCAAAAACGAAGTCAAGGACAAAGATCTCCAAGCCTTGATGCTTGCAATTCTTAGCGACGATAGCGCTGCAGAAATGGACCCAAAATCCTGAGCGCAGAACTTCGCAAAGACAACTGGCTCATGCTGCAGTTTGGCGTTGCCAAAGAGCTAGGCATGAGCTTGTCGCAAGTTCGCGCCACCATGACCCCCGAAGAACTAATCGGCTGGAGCGCCTACTTCAAGGTCATCAACGACGAGCAGCAAAAAGAACTCGATAAGGTCAGGCGTCGTCGATAGACTGGCATAAAGACACTTGCCTTGTAGCCAGTGGAAGAGAACGTACGCATTAATATAACGGGCGACAATAGGGACGCCCTCAAAAAACTAGATAAGGTTGAGCAGGCTGTAAACCGGCTAAATTCTGCTGCCAGCCAGGTAGAAGTACGTGTTGCAAATATCAAGCAAACTCAAACACAGGTAGATCGTCTCTATCAGTCTTTACAGCGCCTAGAAAACGTAACTTTATCCAAACTTCCCCAATCGCTTCAAACGGTAATTGTTTACCTGAAGGCGGCCAACAGGGGCATGGCGGAACTTACCGCCCGCACCGCTACAGCTGTAGCTCTAGTCAAGCAACTAGGTGTTATTGACTTTACGCCAACAATAAAACAGCTGACAGCAGCAAATGATCGTATTGACGAGTTAATCAGGAAAAGGCGTTTCTTAGAGGGCCAGGTCAAAGCTATTGATACCCGCGTCGAACGCGGTCGTATCAAAAAACCCGAAGCTATTGAGCGTGCGCGTAAAGAACAGGAACTTCTGCGCGAATCCGTTCGTAAGCTCAACGCAGAAATTGACACTTACAACTCTAAAGCCTTAACAAGTTACAGAAAACAAAGCAGCGCTTTGCGCTCTCTTCGTGGAGAGTACGACGCAGTTCGCAAGGCACTCGTAAGTCTCCGCATTGAGCAAGCCCGCGTATTTGCGGTTGATCAAAAGCGTTTGCGCCAGCAAGGTGACATCACTGGAACGCCACAGCGGAAAGCACTGCCATCTACAGGAGCACTAGCCCGCCCACTGGAGCGTGCGCTGCGATCTCTTACCGAAGTCATTTATGTGACGGTGGGTCGTATGCGTCGTATATTTGACAGCTCAAGATTGCTTCCTGCTGGACGCAAAGCATTACCTAAAGCGGGCGAGCTTGCCGTAAATAACTTTAATAGGTCGCTCCAAGATCTAACAAAAATTATTTATGTCACTGTTGGGCAAATTGCACGTATTTGGGCCAGCTCCAGGTTGTTACCCCCGCAGGCCCGCTTAAGTCCTGCAGCAAGCCCAGCGTTAGGCGCAGGTATGGGCCAAACGGGGTATCCTGGAGCATCCCGGTTAGCTTTAACGTCCGCAGGAGGCGGTTTCGTTCCACCGGGAGGCCGCAATCCGAACCCTTATCGTGGTCCAGGGGGTGCGCTTGGCCCGCAACTGCGCCCCAACAACGTTATTGTCCCTAACAATATCCGTGGTTTAGAGGCATTTCGCGCTTTTTTAGTCTCTCTTGTTAAAACAGCAGAAATAGGTAGCCCAGCTTTTAATAGGTACGCTAAAGCTTTAGGAAATGTAAATAAAGACATTGCTAAAGCAAACATTCAGATAGATAAGGCTCAAGCAGACCCTAAAACAATTGCAGGCAAGAAAGCTGAATCCGAAGCTCTTCAGGCGTCTTTAGAGCAGGCTGAGATTGGCAGTGAAAACTTTAATGAGCTTGCCAACAAGCTTCGCAAGGTAAATGCAGAACTAGAAAAAACAGATAAGCGTACAAGTGGACGCGGGCTGGGTTCACGCAGTAGGGGGAGAGTTTTAGGGGACGCTGCGAGTGGCGCAATTCTCGGCGGCGGTTTTCCACTTCTTACCGGAGGTCCATCTTTTAGTGCTGCAGGCGGCGGCATATTAGGCGGACTTGGCGGGGCATCCTTTGGTGCTACTGGCGGTTTTGCTGGAGGTATCGCTGGGTCCGCTATTGGAGCTGCAGTAGATACGTTCGTTCAAAAAGCTCAAGATCTTGGCAAGGCTTTACTTGATCCAACAAACAATATCGATGCACTTGTTCAGTCTTTAGGAATTTTAGGTACAGCCACCGGCTCTTTAATTTCAGAGCTGCAAGGTTTGGGTGCAAGTGAAATTGCTGGTGCGGTAGCTGCTGAAGAACTACAGGCGCGTTTAAGTGGTTTAGGTATTGACTCTGAAAAACTTAAAAAAGATTCAACAAACATTAACAACGCGTTACAAGCTTTACAGCTTACTTTTACATCGTGGGCAGCTAAATTTCTTCCTCTTATACAAAGCGTTACTAGATTTTTTGGTGGTGCAGCTGGCGGCGGTTCTGCGGCCCAAGATGCAGTTCAAGGTTCTGTAACCGCATCGGGCCAACTAAGCCAAGCAGAACTAGCCAAAAACCAGATAATCAAAGATAGGTTGGATGTAGAAAAGCAAATTGTTGCAAACAAAAGAGTAGAGACAAGCATTGATTCAATTCAAAGAGCCATACTTGAGGGCAATTTAAATCTACAAAAAAATTCAGCTGAACTAGACAAGCTCCAGCTACGACGAGCCTTCGAGACTAACGGGGCCAAGCAACGGCTACTAGACAGTGAAATTAACATTACAAAGCAAAAACGTATTCAGCTTGACCTAGACAGGGAAGCGGCCATTGAACGCGCCAGGAATCAAACCGTAACCAGCATTATCGGTCAAAATATAACCGAACAAAGTATTACTGCCCAGCAGACGCAAGCTCTCGCCAACAACTTAAGAAGAGATTTAACTTTTACCGGGACCCGAAACATTTTCAGGGTAGATGAAGACGTAGTTTTGTTTGACGAATTAAAAGCCGCAATAGAGGAAACAAGTAAGGCAAGAGAGGACGCTTTATACGAGCAGATCAGAATAACAAGTGAAGCCCTTAACATGAACGAAACACTTAGAGAAGCTACTATATCAAGACTAAAAGAAGAGATTGTTTTAAACGGAATCTTATCCGTAGCTAAACTGCGCGACCTATCCGCAGAAGAAGGTAGAGCACTAGCCGCAAAAAACCGCTTTGACTCCGAATTAAAATTGCAAGGAATTCTTAAAGAGCAAGAACTAGAAGCTATGCAGCTGACTAGCCCTGCCGCTTTATTTAGTAACGCTGGCCAAGGCATTGGGTTCTTCCAAGACTCAGTTACTTTGGCAAATCAATTAACACTTGAATACGCGCATAATATAGAACGACTTTCTGTACAGATTGAAAGTCTAAAAGAACAAGAACGTTTACTTAGCGATACCCGAGACAGAGAGAATATGCAACGGCAAATAACTGCGCTTGAACATACTAAGCAAAAGTACCAACAACTTGCACCTGCGATCAACCAAGCAAAGCTAGAGCAACAACAATTTAATGACGCACTAGCTCTTACCACCCCGATTGTAAGTTCCTTTATCAACGGAATCAGCGAAGTTGTACAGGGTACTAAGTCTGCTCAAGAAGCATTTGCTGATTTCTTGCGGACAATCGGTGACACTTTGGTTCAAGAAGGCACCCGCATGATTGCCACCTACATCGCGATCGGCATCGCTAAAGCATTTGCTGGTTTGGGCGGTGGTAGTGGTCCGGATCCATTTAGCTCTAACGTAGCTTCAGTTCTGCCGGACACTGGGAATCTTGCAGATATAGCCGCCGCCACGCCGCTTCGAGCCAGTGGCGGTCCAGTCGAACGCAATCGCACCTACATGGTCGGAGAGCAAGGCCCCGAACTCTTTACCCCTAACCAAGCAGGTCGCATCAGCTCCACCAGCGAAACACGGTCATTGCTGGGACGTTCACCGATTGGCAACGCACCAGCGATGAACTTCACCTTCGAGACCACAAACATTGGTGGTCAGGAATTTGTGAGCCGCGAGCAACTGGAGGCTGCCATGGCCGTCACCCGCAGACAAGCCGCAAACGACGGCGCTAATCGGGGCATGAGCATGACCCTAGATAAGATGCAGCATAGTCCTGCAACACGACGCCGGGTAGGTATTAGCTAATGGCAACACCAACCTTCCCCAACATTGTTCCGTCGTCGCGGAAGATGACATTAGGTGAACTTCCGGTGAAGCAATACCGCGCAATGTCTGGCGCGGTGGTGCGTCGAGCTTACGGCAATACGAAAACAAACTACGTTTTAGAGCTGGAATTTAAAAACCTTGGCGAAACAAGCCCAACACCCGGAAACCGCGGCACCGCACTTGAAATTTTAACCCATTATGAACAAGCCAATACAACTTTTAGTTCATTTGGTATTGCCGGCTACGTCTTAAAGGGCATGGACCAAACTTTTGCAGATAAGATTGCGCCGAGCGGTATTTTTTGGCGCTACGCGGAACCACCCAAGGTTACGTCAGTAAAATCCGGGCTAAGTACGGTTAGCGTAAAGTTGATCGGCGAGTTCGACGACTGATGAGCGCAGAAATCCGGGTATGTCAGTTCATGCGCTTGCACACGCTGGGAAACCCCAAGCGAGGTCAACCCGACCTTACGCACCGCTACCAAAACTACTTCATTAAAGAGCGAAAACAGTTCAACTCAGAGCAGTACAACTTTGCACCCTTTCAAGTCGAGGGTGGCGTGTCCAGTTTAAACGCAGACAACGAGCAGTTAAAAATTTTATTCCCGGCAACCCAATATGCGTTGGAATTACTGGACATCGGTAGCGGTAATTTAAAAAGCCGTTTAGACCTCTACACCCGCTTTATCACCGCCAGTGAGGCCATTTCAAACACAACCCACGACAATTTTTTCATTGGTACGGGCTCAGCCTACAGCGACGAAACTATTGAGCTACGTTTCCGCTCAGCAATCGGTGGTATTACTCAAAACCTGCCTGCACGTAAACTATCCAGGTATAACGTCGGTATTCTGCCACTAGAGTCACAGCTTGATCTTCGATGAATGACCTAATCGGTCTGGAGTATTGCTGGGGCGCACATCCACGGGACGGCAGAAACAAAACAGATTGCTTCCAGCTTGTCTGCGAGGTTCGGTCGCGCCTTGGTTTATCGGATTACACAGAGAAGTTTGCTTGGGCGTATTGGCTTTACAGCCCAGAAACATTGAGGCCCACACACATGGCCCGCTGGTTATTACAGGAGGGCGAACGGATTAAAATGCCGGTAACTGGTGCGGTTGCACTTCTCAAGGAACCAAACAATGCGGCTCTCGGCACTGTGACAGATCAAGGTTTGATCTGCATTGCGCCTGGCAGCCGTGTTGTTTGTATTCCAACTGAGCGGGTCTCTGCGTACTACTTCTGGGTTGATTGATGGACCGCAAGCTTCTTCCCTACGAGCACCAGCTGATCGATGCCCTTGGCATTACCAAGGAAGAGTATCTGGCGTTTGTCGCGATCCAACGGGAGTACAACGACAACAAGGTTGGCACATCACTGGATGTTCGCAATGAAACTGGCACGGTTGCCATTGTTCTGACGGTTGTCGGCATTCTGTTCCAGGTTGGTGCGGCGTTACTGGCCCCCAAACCAAAAATCCCTGAACTGGAAGGTGCCGGGGGGCAAAACAGGTCCAG